CCGGTCAACTCGTTCGGCTCCTGGTCGACCCAGAGGTAGCCGACGACGTCGAGCAGGTACGGCAGCACGGTCTGCAACTGGCCCTGGACCCACGGCCGCCACATCCCGTCCATCTGCCGGGTCATCGCCGTCATCACGACGCACTCCATCGGACGGGTCGGGTGCTGGGTGAGGTCGCGGATGTCTCTGACGAGGCCGGAGACGACACGGAACGTCGATCCCCACTGCTGCATCGTCGGCTGCTGGCGCCCGGTCTGGGATTCGAGGTAGCGCTGCTGCAACTCAGAGATGGAGTCGATGATCAGCGAGCGGAACGGGTGCTGGCCGGAGGCAAGCCAGTGATAGGCCCGCTCGACCACGGCCCAGTCACGGGTCGCCACGACGGCGGTGTCCCACGTCCCGTCCGGGGTCGGAGGTGCCTCGCGGGCCGGATCCCAGTCGATGCGACGGATCGCCAGGAAGCGGCTGGCCGACTCGACGTCCATGTACAGCCTGGGAGCCGGACACGTCACGCTGTACGAACTCTTCCCGCTCTTCGAGGCTCCGTGGAGCAGCATCGTCAACGCTCTCGGTGCGTCAGCCATCGTCACCCCCTCTTTCATGTCTAGGGCGACACCATTCTATACACATGGCTAGAGATCGGGGAGCTTCCAGCCCTCTTCGGCGGCAAGTTCTGACTGGCGCTGGAAGTAGTCGGCCACGGCCTGGAGGGTCGAGCGGACCTCCGGATCTGCGATGAGATGGAGGGCCATGCCGATGTTGGCGGCGTACGAAGCCAGCGCCGGGGAGGCGAGGTAGTCCTGGCGGCGAATGACCACGGCATCACTGAGACAGACCGCCTCGGCCCGCTCGGAGATGTGTTGGGCCAGCGGCGCGCAGTCGATGTCACCGCCGAGCAGTGAGCCGTCGGCGTCCGTCCACGGTGGCAGCGCAAGCTCGCCCATCAACTCGTAGAACTGGTTCCTCTTGAACACGATGTACTTCTGGTCGTCGGCTTGCGCCATCACTCTTCTCCTGGGGCGTAGCGGGCATGGCGTGGGCCGTGCCGGTATTCGGTGGTGAGCAGGGCCACGGCTCCGGCCGGGTTCTCATCGGCCAAGCCGCACGGAAGGCGCATGTCGCACCATCGGCAACTGTCCGCCGGAGTCGGGTAGGCACGGGGGTCGAGATCGCTGGAGCCGTGCCGATTCAAAAATTCGAGCATGTCGCTGACGATCTCTTCGATCTGGGCCTTCTTGATCGGCAACGCGGAGGCCAGGCCGGGCACCCGGATTCGCTCGACCAACGGGTACGAGGCCCGCGCCGGGTTCTTCATTTTCCAGATGACGGTGTAGAGCGCCTCGCTGATGACGGTGCCGGGGAAGTTGAGCGCCATCAGCAGTTGGTAGACGTAGTGCTGGTAGCTCTTCTCCAAGTTCGCCATCACGTTGGTGCGGCTCGACACCGAAGCGGTCTTGAAGTCGTCGACGGCGATCCATCCGTCGCTGGCCCTGGTCAGCTTCAAGTCGACCTTGCCGATGAGGATCGCTCGCCCGCCGAGGATCGGCGCCTCCAGGGTGACCTCCGGTTCGATCAGGTAGCCGTCGTACGGCCCCTCGCTGCCCAACCAGTCGTAGTAGGCGATGCAGCAGTTCCGGCCGACGACGATGTCGGAGTACAACTCGTCCAGCGCCCAGCCCGGTGCGCCCTGCGCGACGAGAGCCGCTTCGTCGATGGCGGCAAGACGCTGATGGATGTCGGCTGGCGTCTCCCCGGTCTTATGGAACGCCTCCAAGGCCAGGTGGACGCGGAACCCGCACGCCCGTGGCCCCCACAGTCGCTCATCAGTCATGAACTCCTTGCGGTACTGCCAGTCGAACAGTCGGCGGCAGCGCAACCACTGGGCGATGTCGCTGTGGCTGATGCGGATGGGGTCGGTCACTCCGGCTCTCCTTCGCGGACGTAGATCTCGGCGTTGGGAGGCCCGTCGTGGTCACGGACGTACCAGCGCAGCCGCTCGTCGTCGTGCCAGGTTCGGAGCATCTCGTCCAGACCCTCATGTTGCTCCGTGGGTGTCACCGGGTAGACGACGATGAGCACCTCCAGCCCCTCGTTCGGCTGGGACAGCGTGGTAACGACCTCGACCTCGGTGAGACGGTCTGGGAAGTTGAGCACGGCCACCGACGGATGCTGATGAAGGAAGATTTCCCTCATCTTTTCGACTGGGTCGGCGTCGACGATCGAAACACCCCGGGCACCGTTCCAACTCATGTCGAGCAGCCGCCGGTTGGCCCGGTCTGATTCGACCAGCATCAGGTGGGCCGGGACGCAGTGCCGGAGACTGGCGGCGATCCCGCCCCCGGCGGCGCCGAGCAGCACGACCATGTCCCGGATGTCGATGATTTCACCCAGCGCCATCGCCTGGAACTGGTCGTGGATCGCCGCCTCGGCAGCGGTCAGCCAGGCGCCCCGTTCGGAGTCGAGACGCGCATCCGCAAGATGGTTCACCAGCCTCTTCCTGTCGTCTGTGTCCTGCTCGACCCTACACGCGGAAGGGGAGCGGCCTTTCAGCCGCTCCCCTTCTCCCAGCCGCTGGGGATCATGCGGCGGTGACCGATGCCATCGACGCCTGGATCTGAGAGAGCAGATCGTACGGCGACGGGGCTTCGACCTTGACCGGGGCGACGACCTCGCCGCCCGCAGCCAGCGCCTCGGCTTTGGTGGCGACGAACTCTTCGACCAACTCGCTCGACTCGTCGCGCAGGGCGGTGACGTCGACCGAGGGGATGGCGGCGAGCAGTTGCTTCGCCAGCGCCAACTCGGCGTCGGACAAGTCGGCGTCGGGCAGAGGCAACGCCTCACGGACCTGATCAGCGGAGTGGAGGATTCGCAGGTACCCGTCGGGGGTCACGGCGCCCCAGCGGGCGACGGCGCCACGGATCGACACCTTGACCAGTGCCGCCTCGTCGGACGCCGCCAGCGTCTCGACCAGCAGGGCGAACGCCTTGTCGTTGGCCGTCTTGACCTTCTTGTCGGACTTCGGGCGCAACTGGTACACCTTCTCGGTGATGAAGTCGGTCGCCAGCGAGGCGAGCGGGATGCGCCCGACGATCGGGGCGACACCGGATTCGTGGCCGGTGGCCTCGGCAATCTCGTCGTCGTCCAGCGGGACCAGCACGCTGCCGTGCTCGACCGCCTTGATGATGTCGCCGTAGGCAACCTCGTCGCCGGTCACCTTGTCGACCAGCTTGCGGCCGACGGGGTGCCCGTCCTTCGTGAACTCATGCCGGACGGTCTTCGTGTCGACCGTCGCCGTGTAGACGGACACCGGGATGTTGATCAAGCCGAAGCTGATCGTCAGGCTGGTCGTCGAACGGTTGGGGGCGGAAGCGGTGGCGTGCATTGTGTCTCCTGGTCTGTGTCTGTACCCACAGTATACACAGTCGTGTATAGAACGTCAACTACCCCCGCCTCCTACGGGGGTAGTCGTCTAGTCAGTGGAGAACGTCCGCTCCAGGAAGCGGTCGATGGATGCGGCGACGTTGTCCGAGACGTCCCAGATGACACGCTCGGCCATCGCCACGATGACGAGGGCGCCGCCGACGTGGAAGACGGCAGCACCGACGTGGAACACAGCGGCCAGACCGCCGTGCGCCGTCAACAGCACCGCCCAGTGGGTGGTGGCCGCCGACCGCTTGGTCTTGCGCCGCACAGTCATCGCCAGGGCGCCCAACGAGAGCGCGCCGCCGAGGGCCACCACCTGCCAAGCACCGGAGACGGTGCCCTCCGAAGTGGCCTCCGGAGCGGTTGCAATGAGGATGGTGGTGTCGGTGAACATCGGCGGTTCCTGTCAGGTCATGTCTGTACTTCAGCACTATACACAGTGCTGTGTAGCTGTCAAGCGGTCTTGACACAGTCGTGTATAATAAGCACATGACCGAGACAGACACAAGGCTTTTTTGGTCCGGCCCCGGGCGGGCGCTGGACGCTCACATCGACCTGTTCAACTCCATCTCCACAGCGAAGACCTACATCGAACGCCATCGCGGCAAGGCGGTCAACAAGGCCGCGCTCCCGGCCGTGCTGCTCCAGCGGCTCGGCCTGATGGCGTCGTTCCCGGTGTCGAAGATGGAGGTCCAGGTCGACGGCGAGTCGGTGGCCCCGCTCCAGTCAGACAGCCGCCGGATGTTCGACGAGTACAACATGATGCGGGCCTTCGGGTTGGTCCAGCAGGAGTACAAGACGCTGAACGAGGCCGAGACGCACTACGTCTCCCACCACGTCATGGCGACGCTGGAGACAGCGGCCGAGGCGATGGACGACGAGCCGCTGTTCCCGACCGACCTGCCGTCACCGACCGGGCTGATCGTCTTCGAGTACCCGATGCTCATCCCCGATCTGCATCCCGACACCGGGGAACTGCGTACCGACATCCTGATGCCGATCCGGGCGATCGGTTGGACGCTGGCGCCGGTCCAGGTTCGTGACTTCGACACCGGCACACTGACCGAGAAGGGCGGGATCCACTACACGATCTACGCCGACGAGCACAGCTTCGTGAAGATCTACAACGAGACACTCGTCAAGGCGCTCGGTGAGGACTACCGAGTCCCGTCCGACCTGTCCCTGCCGATGTGGGCGTCCGACGCCACGGCATGGGCCTTCGGGATGCCGTGGAAGACCGGCAACGAACCCAACGGCCAGTTCGGCGCCGGGCTGATCCACGCCAATGTGGCGATGACCCGACGCTGGCTGCTGGCGTACTTCCGCTGGTGCTGGCAGCGGATCTTGGTGCCCGAGCGCTACACACCAAAGAGCTACGAGCGCCGCCGAGCGGCCCGCTCGAATTTCCAGATCACCGACGGTCACATCAAGGTGCTCCGGCTCCGGCGGGAGATGGAAGCCGAGCGCCACGGCGAGAGCCAGGAGAGCACCTTCGCCTACACCCACCAGTGGGTCGTGCGTGCTCACCCACGGCGCCAGTGGTACCCCTCGCTCGGTCCGGCCCGCAACGATGACGGCTCGTTCAACCAGGACAGCCACCGACTGATCTGGATCGAACCACACCTGGCGGGCAACCCATTCGGGCCGCTGGTGTCAGGACACAACGTGGTTGCTGCGGTGAGGTAACTTTCCTCCAGACACAGACTGGAGGAACAATGGACATCCCTGTATACATCACACTGACCTCAGAGGAAATGGAAGAGGTCACCAGTGTGGGGATCAGCAGGAACAACCGTGCGCTGTCCGACGGCAGGATCCCCATGCACGGCGTTGAGGTGAAGGACGAGCGGGCACACATCACCGGCGCTTTGGGTGAGTACGCCCTCGCCAATCACTTCGGCCTCCCCTGGATGGGTGATCTCGGCCACCCCGATCGGGGGATTCCCGATGTTGGCGGTTGCCACGTCCGCACGGTTGTGCATCGCCTCTACGACCGAATGCTCCGAGGTCTACTTCTCCATGAGGAAGACGCTGATGACGAGCCGTTCGTGCTCGTCATGCAAGTTGATCCGTCACGATTCCGCATCGTCGGTTGGCGTTATGCCCACGAAGGCAAACATCCCTACTACTGGTGGACGAAAACGGACCGTCCGTGCTACCGAGTCCCCCAAGAAGACCTCCGGCCAATGAGCGATCTACCAGACCGTTTCAGCCGACTGGGACCGGCTCCTGGCGCGGTGGAAGTGTCCCGTTCCCGTTGACCTCGGCGCCGTTCATCTGCTGACTCGACGGAGTGCCAACCTGTCCAGCGGGCGCCGGAGCGGGCGGTAGCTCACCGCCTTCCTGCAACGCCTGGAGCGCCTCCGGGTTGAGCATCTGCTCGACCTCCGGCGGGATCTCCGACGACTCGGCGCGAGCTTCCTTGAAAAACTCCGGGTTGAGCGAGCGGATGACCGTCTCGGCCATGTCCGGCGGCACCTGGCCTTTCTCCAACACCAGCCGCAGCAGAAGCTCGACCGGGTCCGGCTTGTCCGTCTCAGCGAAGCCACGGGTGTCGCGCCACGCCTTGGCCGACAGGGCGTGCCGGTCGTAGCCCTCGTTCGCCGCCTGGCTCTTGTCGGGCCGGGTCGAGATGTTCGAGGTGTCGGCCCAGATGATCATCCGATTGGTGATGTGGCCGGGATCATCCTTGAAGGCGTCCGGCGCCAGGCCGAGCTTCTTCAACAGCAACGGCCGGAGATACACCGTCGTGAGCGAGTCGATCGCCAGCAGCACCAGCGGCTCGACGTGGGCCTTGAACAACGAGTCGGTGATGACGATGGCGTTGGCGAACTTGGCGTCGGACAGCCCGGCGACGACCTCCTTGGGAATGTCCAACCCCTGGAGCACCCGCTGAAGCGTCTTGTCGAGCAAGGCGATGAACTCGGCGTCGATCTGACGGCCGTACGGGATCCACTTGATCTTCTCACCGAGATCCGGCGGGCCTTTGAGGATCTGCGGCACGACCGTCGCCTGCGCCGTCTCGTCAGCCACCGAGTCGAGAGATGAGCGAGTCAGCGCCTCTTCTACGCTCATCCCATCATTCCCGGCGACGAAGCTGGTGATGCCTTCGGGCAGGAACATGATCCCGGCGTTCATCCGCGAGCGCACCGTCGAGCGCATCGCTTGCTGGAGCAGGACGAGCAGTTCGCAGTCGTCGAGCGTGCCGAGCATCGACGAGTCCGGCTCGCCTGTGTAGCGCGGATGTGGGCGCCAGACGCGAGCGACGAACGTGTCGGCGTCGAGCTTCTCGCCCGTGTTGGCGGTGCCAGTGGTCGACTTCGAGCGCGACTTCTTGTAGCGAAGTGTGGTGCCCTCTTGGGTCAACTCGTCGGTGGAGGCGATCACCCACTTGTTCTTGATCTGGGCGAAATACAACTCGCCGGGCACGCAGAGGTTGAGAGCGATCAGCCGCAGCATGTTGGACAGCCCACCGTCAGCGTTGAGCGAGAGGTCGGCCACCAGTTCGGCGGCGGCATCACAGACCTTCTGAGTCTGCTCGGCCTCACGGCCGGTCTTGTCCTCCATCTCTTTGAGGAAGTCTTCGATGTGCAGCGGCGGCTTGTCCTGATCTTCGACCACGGCGGCGTAGAGCTTGACCCGCGACATGATCTGGCCGACGAGCGAGAAGGCGAAGTGCACCTCACCGATGGCGTCGAAGCACTGCCAGGCCGTGGTCTGCCAGGCCGAGGTCGGCCGCTTGTCGACCCGCTCGGCGCCCTTCTTGAAGTTCAGCTTCTCGGTGCTGCCGACGATCGGCCGGGGAGTGCTGTAAGCGCTCGCCGCCAGGCCGGTCGGCTCGTCATCACCGAAGAACTTGCGCGCCATGACCCGGCGAGGTTACTCGGAGGGGATCAATCCTTCGGGGGGAACGACATCGCTCTCGCCCTCTTCGCTCGGTGTCTCCGAGTCCGGCGGCTTCCACTCCATCGCCACCTGATCCTCTTGCGAGTACGTGGCGAACAACGACTGGAGACCGGTGGCCGCGGCGATGAGGGCCAGTTTCCTCATCTTCCTCTGAGGTGAGATGACGATGAGGCCGATCCCCATCGTCTGCCAGAACCCGATGCAGTGCGGGCACTTGAACAGCCCAACGAGCATTCGGCGGTGTCGACTCTGTGGATCCCCGGCCGAGTAGTCGCGGCTCCAGCGCCGGATTGGCTCTCCGATGTCATCCATCGCCACCGCCCGAGCGGCTCGGTGGCCGATCAGTGCGGTGACGAGGATGTCGGTGAGGTCGCGGTCGATCACCGCGTCGGCGGCAGAAGCACCGGACCCGGCGTCGGTGGGATCACCGGGGTGCCTGGCGGGAACGGCCCTGGCGGATTGGCGCACTCGCTCGACTCGGGCGGGTAGGTGACGAGCACCGGCCCGGCCGTCGGGTTCACCTCGTAGGTGAGGAAGATGCCCTCGCGGAGAATGGCGTCACTCGGGTCGAGCACCCAGAAGCCGTCGCTGTTGAGGATCCACCCCGGCACGTCGGCCACGGACCCGTCGGGATTGACGGACGTGCCGGGGTAGAGGATGTCGACGGTGGTTCCCGGCTGGTAGACGAGCGACTCCGTGCCGATGACGACGCCGTTGATGTCACGGAACGTCAGCGTGCCCGTCTCACCGGCCAGGCTCGGGAAGCGGTTCTCGAACGTGATCCGGATCGTCGGCACCTCGGACACGCAGACCGTGCCCGCCGCCCCGAAAGTGAAGGTGTCGGGGAGCGTGGTCGACGTGGTCGTGCTGGACGTGGATGTGGTCGACGTGGTCGATGTGGTCGATGTGGTCGACGTGCTCTGTACGGAAGTGGACGGTGACACTGAGGTCGTCGTGGTGCCGACCTCGCACGCCTCTGGGAAGGTGGTCGAGCGGGTCACCGACTCGGCTCCCAACGTGTACGTCATCGTCACCGGATCGGTCCCGGCCGATGCCGGATACGGGATGGTGGTCGTGCCGTTGGCGTCGAACACCAGCGGGATGCTTCCGCCCGTGGAGAACGTCAGCGTGCCGGTCTGGCCGTCGAGGTCGGGGCGGTTGCCGAAGGTGATCTCGATCTCGGGGAGCGTCCCGTCCGGGCAGGTCGGAGTGACTTCGATGGAGAACAGCCCGCCGGTCGGGATGGTGGTCGAGCTAGTGGTCGTCGTCCCCGGCTGAGTCGTCGTGGTCGTCGAACTGGGGGCCGTAGTCGTAGTCGTCGTTGCCGGGGCCGTGGTCGACGTAGTGGTCGATGAGGGCGGCGAACTGGTCGTCGTACTGGAGGAGGTCGTGGTCGATCCGGGGACCGACGTAGATGTCGTCGTGGAAGGCGGGGTCGTCGTGGAAGTCGTGGTCGACGGCGGTGTGGTCGTGCTTGTGCTGGACGTGGTGGTGGACCCCGGCTGCGTCGTCGTAGTCGACGTGGATGTCGAAGTCGGGGGCACCGTGGTGCTGGTCGTGGACGTCGTCGACGGGGCCGTCGTGGACGTCGTCACCGGTGAGGTCGTCGTAGTGGTCGTCGACGGTGACGTGGTGGTCGTGGTCGGAGCGACGGTCGTCGTTGTCGTCGAGGGCGTCGAGGTGGTCGAGGACGTTGTCGACGTGCTGGATGTCGTCGTCGTCGAGGAAGAGGTGGTGGTGGGGGCGACGGTGCTTGATGTCGTCGTTGTACCACCGCCCGGCAGGCAGAGCGAGACATCCGGCTCTGGCCCGCCGTCATCGAAGGCGAGAACCAGGCTCCGACCCTGAGCGTCTTGGAAGAACGCCCCGATCACGACCGGGCCGATGATCGCGTTGACGCTCACCGAGATGGGGTTCTGACCGGTCTGCAACCGCTCGTCCAACCCCGGGGTGCCGACGAACTTGCACACCCAGACCTTCTTCGGGACCGTTGTCGTCGTCTCGGGCAACGTCGTCGTAGACGAGGTCGTAGGCGACACGGTGGAGGTCGTCGTTGGCGCAGCGGTGGTCGAAGTGGTCGATGAGGTTGTCGTACCCGGCTCGGTGGTCGTCGTAGTCGGCGCGACCGTGGTCGTGGTCGTGGTCGTGGTCGTCGGCGGCGTGAAGATACAGGCGAAGATGCCCGGCTCGTCTTGGCCGATGTCGAAGGCGATGACCACCGAGCGGCCTTGCGCGTCGGCGAACTCGGCGCCGATGAACACTGGGCCGGGGATGGCGTTGATGCTGACGCTGATCGGGTTCTGGCCGGTCTGGAGCCGCTCATCGACTCCCGGCGTTCCGACGAACTTGCAGACGAAGACCTTCTTCGGCGCCTCAGTTGTGGTGGTCGTCCCACCCGGCGTTGTGGTCGTCGTACCCCCAGCCTGAGTAGTGGTCGTTCCGCCACCCGTCGGGTTGGTCACCGGCACCGAGGTCGTCCCCCCGCCAGTTGTCGAGGTCGTGGTCGCGGTACTGGTGGACGGCGACACAGTGGTTGTCGACGACGATGGCGTAGTGGTCGCTGTAGAGGTGGTAGTACCGGCTGGCTGCGTCGTCGTCGTGTAGACGTGATGCGTCGTCGGCGGCGCCGTCGAGGCCGTCGTCTGCGGAGCAGTCGTCGCCGCTGTCGTGTGTGGGGTCGTCGCGACTGTCGTCGGTTCCTCGTCGCCGCCACCATCCGGTGGCAGGTTCTGAGCGATCGTCGTCGTCTCGTACTCGCCACCTTGGGCGATCTGAGTCGTCATCGGCACCACCAGTGCAGCGGTCGCTGCGATGACTGCTCCGGCGATGACTCTGGACCTCATGCGCGGGGATCATATTCGGTGGTCGTCACGCTTTCGAGAGGTTCCCCTCAACGGCCTCTTCCAATCGCCCGTACCGCCCGACCAGAGGCGAGCGCCATCTGCACCGTCTGAATGCTGACCACCTGATCAACCCACACTCGGTGACACAATCCCTTGCGATCGGTGCCGATGAAGAAGCGTCGGCCCTTGTTGACCGTCGACTTCGACGTCAAGACCAGGCGGATTCGGTAGTGGCGGACCGCCCCCCACCGTGAGCGGATGTAGGCGACATGGCCGGGGATCAGCTTGTCTTCGGCCGGGTCAACAACGTGAGGCCACTCCTGACGATGTGCCTGACGCTCGACGCGATGCGACTCAGCAATCACCGCTTTGGCCCGCGACCGTGTCTGCGGTCGTGGGGACTGGGTGCTCGACGCCTTGGGGATCAACCGGGTACGGGGCAACGCCCCGGTCGGCAACACCTCTCCGGGAATCACGATGCCTCGACATCTGGCAGTTGCATCAACACCCGCCGATGCACCGAGGTCTTGATCGCCGCCGGGACGTGCGGCCAATGGCGGGTGACGATCAGCAACGGCTCGCGGTCCCCCCACCGCGCCAGCCCATAGCGGACCAGACGGTGGCAGGCAGCGAGTACCTCGTCGGCCGTGATCCCCATCGCCCCGGCCCAGCGGTCGACGTCAGCGGTGACCTTGTGGTCGGTGGTGAGCAGCAGGTCGATCTTGCGAGCGAGCAGGATCGCCGTCGGTCCCAGGTAGGGAAGCCACTGAGTCTCGACGTAGTCGCTGCGGATGCGCTCGGTCGACGGGCCAGGGTTGTCGTCATCCTCCGTGGTCACCATGAACTTGCGCGGTGTGCGCGGTGGATCAGTGATCACGCTCGGGTCGAACTGTTCAAGCGTCATGGCGCTCCCTCTGTCTCTGTCAGGTCTGGTGGCCGGACTATACACCAGAGGGGAGAACTGCTAGGTGGATGTCGTGTCGATCGACACCTGATGCATCAGGCCACGCTGCATCGAATCGAGCTTCTCCCGCAGCTTGTCCATCTTCTCGTCACGGTCCTGGCCTTCGAGCTTGATCGTCACGTTCAACTCGGCGGTCAGCCCAGCCCGGTCGAGAATCTCCTTCGCCGCCTGGACCCGGGCCAGGTCGTTGCGACTGTGGAGGGTGACGTCGACCAAGGTGTCGACGGCAACCGAGGTCGCCTCGACGATCTGGAGGTAGCTCGACATCAACACCGCTCGGCGGGTGGAGACGTCTACCAACTCGCCGCCGTGGTCCTGGCAGCGCACCGTCCCAGGGATCGCCGGTTGACGACAGAACGTCTTGCCGTTGGCGCCCTTGTACCGGCAGAACTGGGCCTGGTGCTGGGAGGGATTGCGGAAGTCGAACGCCGACGTGGTGTCGATCTCCATCTTCTTGTCGAGCATCTCTCGGGAGGCGAGGTCGGCCCGCCACTCCATCTCGGCCAGGGCCAACAGTTCGATCATCTCCGGGTCGTAGTCGAGCGACTTGGCCCAGACCTCTCGGTCGAACTTCGAGGGGAACAGCTTGTTGTGGGGTGTGCCGCCGCCCCCGGCGTCTTTGAGCATCGCCTTGCGGAGCGGCTCGAAGCGTGGGTCACGGACGCCGTTGCCCGCCGCCCCACGAAGGATCCATGCCTTCAACCCTCTCGGGCCGACCGCTCGGTCGCGGAGCGCCTGGAGTTCGTCGTCAGGCAGGTCGCCGTTGTCGCCGTTGTCGTCGCTCACCCGCTGAGAGGGTACTCCCGCCGGTCATCCCCAGCCCACAACCCGATGCGGTCGAAGTCGACCGAGTCCTGGTAGTCGGCGTCGAGTCCGGCAACGTGGGGGATCCAGTTGGGATGCGCGTCAGAGGCGCTGATCGCCTGACGAAGTCCGTCATCGGTCATCACGTAGTCACGGGCGAGTTGAAGTTCTGGTGCCTCAACGAGCACGACCGGCTCGGCGTCCGGCCCGATCGTGGCCTGCCCGGCGACTTTGGCCGTGAACGGAGCGAGTCGGTTGGAGATCCCGGCCACCGTTTCGGCGTGCTGGTTGAGATCAGTCTCGTCAAAATTCGAGGCGTCGCCCATGAAGCCCAGTGTCAGGTGCATCGGCGCGGTGTCGCCGTCGGCGTACTGGATCTGCTCATCACCCTTCGGCATGAGAACGACGACACACTTGGTCGGGGGACCGCTGCCTTTCAGCCCCTTCTTCCGGTCGCGCAACGCCTGCTGGGAGGCACGCATCTCGGCGTCCTGGCGCTGGGCGGCAATACGGATGGCGGCGTCGAGCGAGGCCCGATCGTTCTTGATCTTGTCGTCCTCGGCCCGGCGGCTGTATCGCACCCGGTCGCGTAGTCGTCGCACAGTGTCGGAGGTGCCCAGTTCCCTGGAGTGTGCGACGAGCTTGTCGACGGCGTCGGTGGCCTCCTTCTGTTTGCCTTGCAGTAGACCGAGACGCCGACGCTCGGCTTCGATCACTTCGGGTAGCTCACCGTGTAGGCGCATCTGTTCGATGTAGCCCTGCGATCGTTCGATGTCGCTCTGGAGTTGGTCGGCCTCTCGTTGGGCCTCGCGGACACGCCGCTCGTTTTCAGCGATCTCGTCACGGACATCTTGCAAGGCCATGTCCTCGGACAGCCGCCGTCCGAACTTGGCCGAGTCCTCCATCCGACGCTGGGCGAGCAGGTTCTCCCGGTTGGCCTGGCGCTCCTGGCGGATCTGTTCGCGCTGGGCTTGAAGAGCGTCCTGTTCGGCGGCGATCTGGTCGGCGGCGCCTCCACCGCCGCCTCCACCCCCGCCGCCGCCGCCACTACCGCCACTGCCACCGCCCTTGCCGCCCTTGCCCTTCTTGCCCCTGCGGTTCCTCTTGAAACGCTCCAGGAGTCCTTCCCAGCCACCTTGCGGT